CGTAATTTCCACTTGCATTTGATCCTCCATAGACTCACTCCCCACTTTATTTTAGTGAGGAGTGGAAGTCAAGGTTAAGTAGGAGGTTTAGCGAGTATTAGAGAGAAAGAGCAGTGGTAGGTGCAATCTTACTTAGTTTCGAACTGATCTCAATAGTTGTCTGAGCGGGAAGAACGATCTCGTTTGGTACGACGTGTACGTTCTTGATAGTACCGATTGCTTGACCTTCCTGTAGAACTGCAATCGCATAACGCTCGCGCATCTTAATCTTAGTGATGTCAACTGAGGGGTCTTTCCACTCATCAGTTGTAATTTCTTCGTCAACAACTAGAGCACCAAGTTCGTTACCGTCAAACATATAAATGTCTGTAATCTTCCGGCGAGGATCAAAGTACACAAATGGAGACACAATGATTCTCATTGGAACGTTAAAGTAACTCGGAATTACTGGAGCTGAATTCAGAGTCTGAGGATACGAAAGTAGTGGAGTTGGTGTTAGACCGGCCGGAGGAGCACCACCAGTTGAAGTCTCGCCTGGGTTAGTAAGTTGACCAGTAGCAACACCGAAACCATTTTGTCCTGCGGCATCCCAAGGTGCCCGACCTGCGGGATTACCAGTCCAAGAAGCGAAGAAAGTTCCGCCACCATTTGCAAGAACGAAGGAACGAAGAACTGGATCCTTAATAAACATTACCCAAGCAAGTGGATGCAGAAGTAGTGTGTTGGGCATAAAACCCTGAGTTAGAATCTGAGCATAGGCATCAAAGAGGTCATCCATAGTAAGAGACCCGTTAGCCTGTCCATCAAAGTCGCGGCCGGTAGTTACACCAAGAAGAGACTCAGTTGGAGTTACGTTATTGAAGACTGGGGTACCCATCTTGCGGATGTAATTGAAGATCTTAACTTCCTTGTGTCTCGCAAGAGCACGACCAGCAGCACGAAGGTGAAGACCAATAACATCGAACTGACTGTATCGAATCATTTCCTCGGTAACTTGAATGGCAATACCACTCTTACCAATCTGAGCGGTAACCGTTCCACCACCGAACTGGAGTTGTGCGATTGGGTACTCTTGACCCTCAGCAATATCGGCTGCAGTAATAGCGCCAGTTGCCGGGAAGGTAATAAGTTGACCCTTACCAGCATAGTTGACCCTCTGAAGCAGGCTTGTTCCAACTAGAAGTGGCTCAGCGGCTTCTCGCACAATGTTCTGGATAACTTTGGGGAAGAACAATGGAGCGTTAGAAGTTGAGAGTGCGTCCTTTAGTTCGACAGGGCGGCCCTCTACTGTTCTACCAGTAGTCCAAATAAACTGTGCCTCTGCCAGATCCTTAATTTCGAATGCCATATGTGGATTTCCTCCTGATGGAATAAACCGCGTTTTTGATACCTAGTACTATTATCTCCCGATTAGGTTGATAATTACAAACTTATCTGCAGCACCAGAATAGTGAATTGCGTCTGGGTAACCACCGTTAGCAGAACCTGGCATCTGATCCATCTGTCCAAGACCAACACTCGAAGTGGCTAGAGTAGCATTGCTCATAGCACCTGAAGAATTAGTTCGAAGAGCCGGATTAAATGCTGTCTTCACTCTGTCTAGAGCATCCATTGGATGAGACTCGAAACCAAGTACCTGACCCATAACTGCGGCTTGAACTGCTGAAGCATCCATAGTCAACTTTGACCAGTTAGAATCTGCAGCTACACCAAGAAAGTCGCCAGGACGAAGTTCACTACTGGTACCAAGTACACAAGCAAACACACTGTAAATACCAGGAGCCGTCGCGTAATGGAAGTAAGTAATGGTACTACCAGCAACTGGTAGGGTATTTCCACCATTACTGAAAACAGCGATTACGCCAACCTTGTAGTCAACGAAGAAGTCTCCAGCAACCGCTACAGCATTGATGTCGCTTACTTCATTTGTAAGTAATCCACTTAGAGTGGAAGTGATTGGAGTCCGAGTCGTATTCTTGGCAACTGGATAATTATCAAGAACAAGGAGACAAGCATTTGTAGTTGCAAGCAATTCTTGGAAACCAGCAGTACCGTACCGCCCTGTAGAAGCCCTTCCTACAGTACGAGTCTTCCAAGCCTTTGTTCCGTAGGTAATCGCACCAGCGGACCAGTTTGCGGGCATAGACTCAACGGCTACTTGTCCGGGAACAAGTGGGAGTTTAATTACAAAGTCACAAAGTACAGCAACCTGATGTTGCATATTGTAGTTGTTCTCTCTGTAAGCGGCAGGGTTGAAACCATCGTCTTCTGCGGTTCCGTCTCCAGCCCACTGTAGATAAGCATAAGGAGCGACACCAATTGGGTATCTTGCAACTGAATCATAGAAGGGTTCGCCCTGACGACCCATAAAGGATAGAGCCGAAGTTGAACCATCAAGAGTTGAGATTGTAATAGTGTCGGCACTTACACAGGCTACACCAGTACGAATATCAATTGTTCCAGCTGCAATATCATTGGTTGTGTAAACAATAGAAGTTGCGCCGTTACCGTAATAAGCGGGCATAACTCGACCATCGGGATCGAGTGCTACGAGCTTACCAGGCATAATTACGTTCCACTGCTCAAAATGCTTGTCGTAGAACTTAACTGGAAGCCAAGCTGCGGGCTTGAACGGAAATGCAGGTCGAATACCTTCTGAGTGTTCGATCTCTGGAATTAGGTTACCAAAGTGATCCCAAGCTCTGTGGGTGGCTGTATATCTACCGAGACTATCGAATGCCATGTTTTCGAATTCCTCCTGATTATATTATGGGAACTAACCCTTAATAAGTCCCTTACTTTGTGCTACTTGCAAATACGCTTCTGCTTGATTTCTATCTACTTTTCTAATCTCTAAATACTGCTTCATAACTCGTGCGCGAACTTTCTCTTGCTCTTGGTCTAATTTCTTCGCATTATCTCTCTGTAGTGTTGGATCTTCTACTTTCTTAGGTGGTTCAGACACAATAGCATCATTTGTAAGAATACTACGAACTTGAACAAGGTCAACAGACTTCTCAGTTTCATCTAATATTTTTCCTATGTCTTCTAGTGATTTATCCGAGAAGGAGGCAATACGAGTCTCAACAGAAAAATCCTTCTTAACTAGTGATTCCAAAAGACAAATTCTTGCTTCACGGGCCGACCGCAACTGCAGAAGTGTATCTGCATATTTGTCCTGAAGTTCCTGGAAATCGTTGTAAGCAACTTTCAATTCTTCTTGAGTAGCAACCAACTTACTTTTGTCTTCTACGGATACTGTGGCGACTAGTGCTAATTCCAATTCCTTCACTCTATTCTGAAGAGTGGTATGAGCCGCTGCTTCGGTTTGCCGTTCGACCAAGACTACCTTGATATCCTTCAGTAACTGTACTAACTCTACACCTTGAAGATCGGGTTCTACTCCTTCTTGATTTTCGACTACTGGAGGAACAACTACTTCATCCTTAACTTCTACTTCAACAACTGGTTCTACTTTCTCAGGTTCCGGAAGAACTACATCGGTAACCTTTGGAGGCTCAGGAACAATAGGATCCACAACTGGAGGAACTACATCCTGTTTTTGGTCTGGAACCTTATCCTCAACTAGTTCTGGCATATTGCCCTCCTCGACAGAGTCTACTACTGAAAAAGTAATCTCTGGAATACTGTCATTTAGTATAACACCGTTTACTTCGGTATCTAGTTGTACAAAGTCCTGTACACCATTGATATTAATCTCAATGACTCTTGAATGGCGATCTGCTGGTCTATTTACAACAGAATATTCATCATAACTTAACTTACCAGCAATCAAAACAGCCTTCTTGCCTTCATAAACTCCACCAGGTCGATGTTCACATTGACCATCATCGCCGGCCCAATCCTTACGACAAATAGAACAAACTGCTTTATTTGTAGTTGCTCCAACAGATCCAGTCAGATATCTACCATCAAGAAACTTTTGAATAGCATCGACATCTGTAATATGAGTAGTTAACTCAATGAAACCTAGTCCCTCGTAATCTGGATCTTCAAGAAGTGTTTGATCATTAATAAGGTAACGAGTTACGACATCAATACTTTCCTTAAAGGAAAGATTGCCACCAACAAGAGCATCTAATACACGCAAACCAATACGGTTTACATTAGTAAGATCTTGTCCTCGTTTCTCATAGGAGTTCCTGATACCCATAGAAATATCAACATAACGAGCAAACGCAACTCTACCTATTGGGTCATCGTGATCTTCGTGATGTAGAAGAATGGGTTTAGCATATTGGTCAGTCCAGGAAGGAACACCTGTTCGCATTTCGTGAGGAAGATAGAGACCATTCTTACGGGTTACTTTGCCGGCGTGAGTAGCAGCGAACTTAACCTGAAGAGGTCGGGCGACCTGTCCTATCTGTAGGTTGTTGTAGTAATCTTTAACTGCTTCGGCGACTTTAATGGGAGCCACCTTATACTCATCAGAAAAACGGATGTAGTTCATTTACTACTCCTCCCGCTTTGGAATTAAATTACAAACGCAACCAGGATGGTGTGGAACTACATCATCAAGTGTAAGGTCACCAATCTTAACTACACTACCATCCAAAGCCTTGCAAACATCGCACGCTTCTTCTTTGGTAGTATACATCAACTCTTGTACACCGTTAAATCGCATCCCCAATACCTTGCCAAAACTAAATGCCTTTCGTACTTCTGTATCAAGGGCAAAATCGAGTCTGTATGTGTGAGAAGCAAACGAAGAATGTAACGCTTCAAGTAGTTTTGTCTGTGTTCCCTCAGAAGTCTCAACTTCTTGCTTGACCCGCCTAGTCATTGTAAAAAGAAGAGAAACTATAAAACGATCAACAAAACGTTCAACACGCTTAGTCACTTCCTGTCTTCCGTGCTGAACAACTTCCGCCGCCAAATAAGCCTTATTATGTGTTTGTACATTGAATCCATTAAGCACTTCTCTCTGGACTAAGACTACAAACTTTTGCTTGATGAACTCTCCCCACATCGTGAAGTGGGTTGAATGATCTTCTTGTTCATATTTGTGAGTAAAGAAATTAGCAAGTATCCGTTGTGTAGTGTCTCCCTCAAGTTCCGTATAGGATTGCGTCAAGAAAGAATCCTTGCGAGCAGATGGACGAGGCTTCGCCTTTGCCACAGCAATCTTAGTCTCTTTTTCTGCCTCGAGTTCTGTCTCAAGTTCTTTCTTGCGTTCTTCTCCAGCAACCTTAATGTCACCCTGAGTTGCAGAACTACCTTTTGCTTTTGCAAGAGCTTGCGCTTGGAGACTGTAGGGTTCATCAGCTGCCCTAATAAGTAAAGCTGGCTCCTCGATAAGTTTCCAATAAGTTGAAAACCATTCCGGGTACTTCTTGGGATCTTGATCTTCCGAATCTTCTGGAACAATAATCGGGTCTCTAGAAAGAGAAGCTCGCAATTCCTGGAAGGTAATTGCATACCCCTTAAACAACGCAAGAGCGTGCTCGTCTTGCGCTATTCGGTTATCAATATCGATCTCAGAAAACCGAAGTTTAGGAAACTCTTGCTCGAGTAAAGCAGTTTCACCAAACATAGATTCAAACATCAATTCCATACCAACCTGTTGGTCCCATTGAGCTTCAAGTGCATCCTGGATACTCTTTACAGAATCAATGAGGGCGCGCGACAACGTATTAGCGGTGGCTCTATTTGATGTATTTCCTTGGATTGTTACTTTTCCGTTTCGTCGAGTTACAAACAAATGGTTTGGAACATTATAACAATAAATTCCTCCTTGGTAGTACTCCTTGGTAATCATATCTTGATTTACAAGTCGGAAACCATTTTGGGATCCTCCAGTACTTATGGCAACTCGATAAATAAAAGAACCACTCGACCACGAGTTCTTACTCTGTTTTGTTTTAGTGACTTTTGCACGTAGACCCAAAGATAAAGCAAGAATCTGAACGTTATCGGCAAGTAATTTACTAACGGTATAATAAGTTCTGTGACCTACTTTTCCTATAGTTCCGTCTCCAAGAATTAGCGCATCTAAAAGAATCTCTCGAATCTCTTTGGGCCAAGAAAAAATTTCTTTTGGCAGAGTTTTATTGTGAGCGCCACAACCAACATTCTGTTCTAACCATTTATATAAGGTTTTGCCATTAAGTCGAATTGTTGATTCTCTTCCTTGTTTGTTTTTTATAGAAAAAGAAATTCCAAGACGACTTACTATTTGGATCATTTTTTCAAGTTTGCTACCCGGATTTTGAGAAATCAGAGCACGATAAGCACCTAACTTTCCATTATATTGATCTAAACAACCTTCAGAGATAAAATATCCCAAAAAAGCAGCAAAATCTTTAAGTTCGCAAATAACTGGTTTAGGTTTGTGCCCTCTTTTACGTTTCACTGCGGGTAGAAAAAAGGTCGAAGATATTTTTTGTGTTTCAGTAAATACTGCTGTCTCTCTAATATAGAAGTTTTTGTATTTTTCCTGCCATAAATCAGCAGCAAAAACCTTATGCCAATTAGGTGTCCTATCTTTTCTTAAAGAATCTTTTGGACAAACCCACATCTCGTGATGAGGAGTTACGAAAATATCAATATGTTTTCCTGTAAAACGAATCATATCTCCAGTGTAATTTCCTTCGTATTTATACAAAGGAACAACTAATTCAATCTTATTTGTTTCTGGGTTATAGGTCGCAATACGTTCTTGAACATGGTTGATTTCCGTATGCAACTTCCATCCATTTTCAGTAAGAGTTTCTGTTTTAGAGTCATAACAATCCCCTTCACCAAGATCTATTGCAGAGATACCAAGACCAGCAATGACACGCTTCTTGAAGTGCTCTACATAGGTCTCCACTCGTAGAGCCTTGTTTTCAGCACCTACTATTTCAATCGTATGTCTCTCTGGAGTAACAATCCCACCTTCAGCGGGCATATACCGAATCTCATCTTTAGCAATATCAATCTCTCGCCTACCATCTTCTGCGTATCCAGCAGGTGCTGTTTCTGTACCAACGGTATAATGAAAGAGGGGGAAAAGATGTTGGTGAACAAGAAGTTCAATGTTCTCCTCGATCTGTCGAAGAGCCCGGATGTCATCAATTACTGGAGTTAAGGTGGGAGTCCCAAAGATGAAACCTTCACGTTTATTAATAGTGAAGTGAACTACATCTTCTTTACGGAAGTCCTTCCACTTATTCCCATTCGGAAGTTCCTGACGCCAACCATTTATCCTGCCGGTTTGGGCATCAAGGTCAACTTTCATAGTTTCAGGAGCAGCAGGGAAATAAGCGGCGATAGGTTTAAGTTCTACGCCATCAGCATTCCTTCGAATCTCCCCACCAGAAATCTCGTCTTTGCGTACCTTAACAAGAAACGCATTTGATGTTCTGATAAGACTTGCCGCAATTCGCCGCAATAACTCAGATGTTGGAATACTACTAGCCTGAGCCATCTGACTCATTCTGTCTTTGTAATACTGAAGATTCTTCTTATTGGAACCTACAAACGAGAAACCTTCCTTGAACATAAGACCAAGTTTCTTTTGGAAGGCTTGTGCCACATAAGCATCAACATCTTCAATAACACCAATCTCGGCCAAATCATATTCTGGAGAAGAATACATTCCTCGTCCACCAGAATAGGTTTGAGCATAACTCATTGTTACAGGAGCGATTGGTTTAATTTTTGAAATAGCAGGTGATGGAGGAGTTGGTTTTCCAACAGGTTGGATTTCATCCAAAGGAAGGGATTGTTCGTCTTGTTGTAGAATAGGAATTACTGCCGGCAACATAAGTTGTTGTTTAGGTCTACGAACTACTCTTTTCTTAGGGTGCTTGCCAAATAACCTATCAAAAAACTTCACTGGCAACCTTCCTTAACCTGTGGAATCAAGTTCTGCCATCCACCTGTTTACCTTGTCAAGATCTGCGGCTTCCACTTCAAGTTTACAAGGAATTTTCACTTCTACGTTCTTTGAAAGAGCACTTGCTGTAGAACTTATCTGCTGAGCAAGTTCTGGATTTAACACAGGCTTCCCTTCAAATTGAAACACATTTGGGCTATTTAACAAGGGTATCTTCTCATCCAGGTGTAAGTTACCACCCTCATCAATCGACATACTAAATGATGAATTTGGATTTAGGAAGTTGTTAAAGAAGTTATCTAATTCACTTGCTTCGGGACTTTTGCCTGGGGAACAAGCCTGTTGACCTTTAGCAATGGCTGTTATAACCGCAATGATAAACGCAATAAGGCGAATAAGAGTTAGTTTCTTGAGAGAAATTCTCAGGTAAGCAACATCTCCGAATCCCAACTCTCCTAACATAGCCTTTACTTGATCAATGTAGAATGCAAGTTTCTGTTGGATATGTTGTTTGGCGTCTATAACAGATTGATTGAGTTCGGCGAGACCACCCTTCATTCCCTCTTGTAGTTTACCAGCGCCTTCTTTTAATCCACGTGTTGCTTTAGCGGCCACCTCGAAATCTATTTTACTTAACTGTTCTTCTATTGAAGTAATAATACAGTCTACTGGACTAAGGACTGTTAGTGCAAATTGATCCAGAAGAGAGGTAATAGACATAAGTATTGGAGCAAATAGTGGCGCGATCAATGCCTGAAGTAGACCAATCAATCCGTCCATCTCGAAAGCAATCTGAGCCAATAAGGCCACAAACATTGCGATAAGTTTCTGTAAATCAGGGATACACATAAAATTAAGTAAACTTAGAAGTGAACAGAAGTCTGCATACATATCTATATTTGAAAGTAAGTTGGCAAGATCTGTAAGTACAGAGAGTCTACTTAGTAAATCAGTCTCGAGTGCCCCAAGTAAATCAACGTGAGGATGTAACTCAAGCAAAGCAAGCATTCTTGCTGCACACGGAATACAATTTTTCATCCAGTCGAGTAAAGTTTTTCCGAAAGCACTACCCACAGTAGAGATATCTGTGTTTTCAATCTTTAACCCTTGTAAAACATTATCTGTGGCTCCTGCCGTAGCAGATTGCGCCTCAGGTTGAGCAGGTTGCCGCAAATAACCAGACAAAGATTCCTGTGCCACCGCAGCAAATGAGTCTGTGTTATCTAACATACGATTCATTGTGGCAAAAATAGCAGGTTCTTTGTATGTGTTGTGGGCTCCACGCTCAAAAGTCTGACAGATTAATGCACAAGTTTGGTCACAAGTGCCAAAATCAAGTTTGTCTGGATCAAGGTTAAGGTAATCAACACTAGCAAAATTAAGGTCTGCCATTATCCGTGCTTCTTTGTGGTTTCGTGCTTCTGAATTTCAGCTTCTAATTCCCGTCGAATCAGAGGATACATCTTCTTGAAGAGAGTTAGAACTCCAGCAGTCTGTAGTTTTTGTGTATCTACAGGTTTAATATTTCCTGCGGGCGAAGATATCTCTGGACGATTTTCACCAGCCTGATTCGACAACCCACCAAACTCAACTAAAAGTGGATTTCCTCTTGCGAGATCCACCTCGGCCTGAGAAACCTGTGGTGCCATTTGTCCCATCTTGGACATTCTTGTTAGGCAAGTTTTATATTGCTCATAAGTAATCTTAGTGTGATCAGTCGCATCAGGGAAACAACGTTGGAGAGCACTAATAACAGACGCATCAACCTTCGAATCCAACTTTACTTCCATTCCGCCACCAGCAACTACTCGATCATCAATCCGTTTCTTGGCGATTGTAACTAACTGTCTTACAGATTGATATCCAGCAACAAGGTCTACAGTTCTATTTCGAAGTTGAGTAAGTTCTGTCTTTGTCTCTGGTATTACTCTCTCTTCTGGGATCTGATCAGGTTCCTCATAATCGATTCTTGGTTTGTAGTTAAGTACACGATCTTCCTGGTCGAAAGAATTACCAAGGTCTTCAGTTGTTGGAGATATATTTTTGTCTTCTTTGTTTGCCACAGTAACTCCTAGATAAGATGTTCTGTTGCAGAAATCACAAGTTGTATGTCTTTAACTACATTCGCAGGTTGGTTTCCTGGAACTCGTATTTGTATCCAGAAAGGTAGATAAACAGTAACATCTGCTGACACAATACTACCTAAAACATCTGTAAAATCAGCGGCGGCGCCAGGTGTAATGAGATTCCACTCTTCGAGAGTTGGACGTTTATTTCCTACCTGTAACTTAATCCCAAATCCCAAACTACCATTTACTAACGCATTACCTGTTCCAGATATAGTACTAACTGAAATATCGTCATACCATTTAGTTGTGTCGCCATTGCGAACAAATAACTGGAAATCTAAGGTTCCGCCTGTTCGTCCATCAATACTCATAGAGAATGGATTTGTAAACGTACCATCGATACTTAGGTATGCTGATTCGGTTGGTTTCTCATAAACTAAGAGTGTCATAAGCGCAGTATACCTTATCTCTACTAGAAATTACTTCTTTTCGGACGAGAAGGTCGACTAAACATCCTTCCACCTTGTTGTGTAGATCGAGGCGATTTTGGAGGAGGTAGATCAGCACTCCATCCAGGCCAAGACCAAATTTTATTGTTCCTTACGTTTATATTTGTGTTAGCCGCTGGCAAACCAGTTGAACGCTCTTCCATTCCACTAACCCTACTTGATTGATTCATCTGTGGTAACTCGGCTACTCGACTAGTCGCATTAATCTCTTTCGCAATATTTTCAACCCTAGTAGTTGTGTAAGCAATATATGGATCATACTTTGGCTTACCAAACTCACTTTCTTCAAGAACGAATGCAACAAGAGCCAGGTTCATAGCATCAAGGAAGTGGTCTCCTGCTTGTGCATCACCTTGTTCGTAAACTGGAGTACCAGACTGATTGACCCTCTTAATCTTGTAACCAAGAAGAGCCTTCGTAAGAACCTCATCAGTTCTAGGGAATTTGATCGCACTGTTCTCAAACAAACGAACCGAAGACTCTACCATAAATGGCTTAGCAGGTTTCTTAACCATTTGCTTAGTAAACGGATCTCTTACCTCAATTGAACCACCAAATTCAAATGGCTTTACAATCTTGGCAAGACGAGCATCTGAATGAAGTGCCCCACGTGCCTTATCCATTATGGCTTCGCGCCCCATCTGGTGTAAAACCTCTACCTGCATATGGCCGAATCCGTGATCTACATAGATCCATCTTGGATGCCACAATCTATTTAACTCCACAACCTTCTGGCACGCCGCTATCTGATTCCATCCTTCTCTCTGGATCAATTGTTTATCTACAAGATAGAACCTTGTATCGCCAGGATTCCAGCCAATCACATAGAAGGTCGTTCCAATGGCAACATCATTCCAGTCCACACCAATATTGTAGACCCACCCAGGTGTCCACTTTGATCCCGCATATGTGTGATCACTCCAAGCCGCCTCTACATATCGAACCTGGTAAACACCCTCTTCTTGCTCTCCGAAATCTGCAAGAATTTCATGCTTATAACCAATAGAAGATAATCTACTACGAAAGAAGTTTTCCAGATCTTCTGACCAGTTTGGATTAACGGTGGACGGATAGTGAAACTCCCGGAACATTTTATCTTGACTGGAGTCGTAAAAGGATTGACGTTTTCCAGTTGGAGTAGACGACATCCAAACAGTAGCATCAGGATGGTTAATAATTACTGCGAGCGCCGCATCAATATCAGCTTGATTAAGATAATCCGCTTCATCAAAGACAAGCATATTTGCATGCTGACCACGAGATGCACCCGCATTCCCACCCGATCTTGAAGCAGCAGTGAACCCTTTTACTGCTGAACCATTATGCAACTCAATAGTATAGTTTGGTGCTTTTACATTTCTCTTCACGGAATTCTGATACGTAGAACTTCCTTTGATAAGAGACAAGAGACGCATAAAAATTAGATCAATTTGTGCTTGATATGGCGCAATTACTTCAACAATAAATTCTTCATGTGTGTAAATCGCAAACAAAATTGCTACACAAAGACATTCGCTCTTACCAATTTGCCGACCACACCGAAATACTTTTCTGTTACTACTACAACGCATCATTGTTGCTTGATATGGACGATGGAAGATAGACTTACCTTCTTTAGCCTTTTCTTCCACATACTTAGGCATGTCTTTGAGGGAACCCTCTAAAGCTTTTCTCTTCCAGATAGAACCATCTGGATCGAGACAATGCCAATCTAGAAACTTGGCGGCCCAACGTACAGGATCAAGCATTGCCAGAGATAATTCTGGATCGTGCTTAACCTGGGCTAAAATATGTTGAGGTATAAATTCCTTTGGAATGCCTTCACATCGAATCCCAAACTTATCCCCAGAAACTAATTTATGTTTCTTCGCGTAACAGCGAATACAATCTTCGCAGGCCTTTTCACATTGTCGCAGATCAATTGACATTTATTTTCTCTATTTAATTAACGAAAGAATTAACTAACTACGAACTAGAATAGACCGCCACCTTTTTGTGCTCGGAGCGCACTGAATTGATTATAACCTCTTTTTGCCGCTCCACCTATTCTCATTGCGGTAGCTCTTCCCTGCCTATACATCCCATATCCAG